TCATCAGTACCTAGCATCCATATATATCCTTCATCTGAGCTAAATTGCCCAACACCAAACATTCCACAAGGTTTTTTGTCTTTGGTCAATAAGGTATAAGTCTCATCGTCAAACTCTACGCCTAACGATAATCCTTCACGGGGTTGACTACCAACTAAACCTATTTCTAACCTATCTGCTGTCCGTAAGTTGTCAGCAATGTGGTCTATATGTGTTTCGTCAGCAACAACAACACTAATACCTGATTTATATTTCTTATCTAATAAATCATCCATAACGATTTGACCTTGAATGAACAAAGGATTCAAATTCAGCACTCTGTAAATTAGAAGGCAGAGCATAAGGATTTTCAAGCGTAATCGTGCAAGTATTTGCTTTTGTTAATATAGGGAATCTAAATGCCCCATCAGTTAATTTCAATTCATCTACACCTTGCGTACCTATAACTACAGGGGCAAACTCATTGATATTTTCAGTACGCTCGTCAGGTTTAACTTTAACTCTAAATGCAGAGCTATTGTTAAAGAATACACTTCCGTTTCGTATAAGTAGATTTGAAGCGTTTGAGGGGGATTTAGAGTTACCTGAAGCTGCTTTAAATAATTGTTTAGAAAATACATATTTCATTGTGTAGGCAAGACCTACGTAAACAGGTGTGTTTACTGTTGGAGTTTCAGTAAGTGTAACTACAGAACCACTATAGGTTGCATCTAGTTTTAATCCGTCGTGTGTGTAGACTTCTAATGTATCTGTACTTTCAGGTTCGTATGGTAACTGTATTGTATTTGTATTAGCTGATACAGTTCTACTAACGCGCATATCTAAGTGAGTATTAAATCCACTTGCATCGACACGTCCTGTTTCTAAAGGAATTTTTAATAAATTAGTTTTACCATTCTTAACACACAATATGTATAAGTCAGACTCTAGGAATTGAACGCCTCTTACATCGCCTTGTACGGTAAACTTACTCCAACTACTTAATCCTTTTTGATTATTAGAAAAGAAGAATTTGTAAACATAGATGTCGTCAGAAGCGACAACAATCATTTGCTCTGTATTAGAACCTGAAACAGACGCTAAAGGAGTTTCAATATATTGTGGTACGTGTGATGTAACTTCATTAGAGTCATAAACATCAGAAGTTGCATTAACAGTAAACTCTCGTAAACCTAAATGATTACCACGTGTGAATGGAAAGTATAAATACGAACCAACAGCAATAGGGTCGACAGATGTTTCGCTGTCAAAGTTTGTAACAGCGGTAACTGATACAGACTTAGGCGTCAACAAATCACCACCCTTCATTACGAACTGTGTATTGTCTGAGAACAATATTAAGTTCTCTTGGAAAGGTTGTGCGCTTCGTAGGTTAGTAACTCTGTTAGACACAACAGCAACATCAATAGGGTCTGAGTCTAATAAAGTTACTACAGCAGTTCTATAAAAGTTATATTTACCATTAAGTCCAAATCCTGATTGGGATATTGAAACAGAGTCATTAGATAAGAAACCTATACGGTTTTTAAATTGAAATATATTATTTATTTTATTTGTAACGAACGACGGGTCAGGATTGCTTTCTAAGTCACCTGCATTTAACTCATTGGTATTCATTCGTTTAATCTCGAATGTATTGAGAGCAGTATTAACTAATAGGCGTGGCATTGTTGTTTCGTCTATTTGATTTAGAACACCACCACCTGAACATTCTACCCAAGAGCCTTCTCCTACGTTACCATCAGTATTTCCGTCAGCAAGCTCAAATTTTACATAGTAATCGTCTTGTGCTAATTCAGCGTCTCCTTTAATTTTTACTTTAAAATTATGTGGTGCTATTAAAGGTAAATCAGTAAGCGATGAAACTTCTTTGTGAACAACACCAATACCTTCACCTGCTAAACCGTCAATTCCAAGTGCAGTATAATCTGTAGAAGCAAATGCTGTTTTTCTATTACACACCATAAGGTTTGCGTGTACTGTTGCAGCGTCAAATTTATCTGTGTAAGTCGTAGCATTATTTAGTTTAACTCTTAAAGCGTGTAGAATTAAATTAGAGTCCGCCATATGCGGTTTAGTATCTGTACTTGAATTTTCATTTGCAGCTGCGTAAGAATTATTTGATGAAGATGTAGGACGTGATTGAATATTTAACTCAGTCCCATCAAAGATTACACCATATTTTTTAGTGTAGTCTCCTTGTTTAATAAATATTAACGTATCATTAGATACAGCCGTACTTGTTTGTGAAGTCTTTTGTACAGTCTGTGTAGAGTTTACTAAGAAAGTTGTGTCCCCTACCGTCAATGGTTTAATCTGTGTAGACGGACTACTAGCATCTAAGTATGTACCTGACGTTGCTAGGGCGTTGTTACTGATTGTAAAATCTGTAGTAGTATTTTCAGTAAGAGTACATAACTGACCGCTGTCAGCATTAAAGATACGTAAATTCGAGCCATCATGAGTAATAATATATTTTTCGCCTGCTGTTCTTCTATAGACGTGAAACAATGTATTAGCAGGAACTGTACCATCAATAAGTGGGTCTAGTCCTGTCGTATCGTTATGTATAAATTCTGTAGCAGGTCTTTTCTGTAATCCATCTACAACACTACTAAGAGCGTTTTCTTGTTCCTCACATTGTCCGTCGTAACGTACAGCGTCAGGCTGTTGCGAAACACCTTGGATAAGGTTAGGTAACGATGTATTAATTAAGGGCATTATGATAGTTGATAATTTCTGTTGATACCGATTCTGACGGCAACGTCATAATTGTCAAACATAGTTCTGTCAGAATGTGAACTGTCTGCATCCTCTAAGCGCGCACGAGCTTGGTACTCATCACGAGCTATAAGTGCTTCTAGTTCTTTACTTCCAACTAATCTAGATTGGAAAATTCTTGATGCACGTAAAACGATATATCTTCGTGCTTGTTCATAAAGTTCTTCCCAAGGTAGAAATACTGATACTTTTACAACTACATCTCCGTCGAATAAATTTGTATTGTTCTTTCGGTCGAATAAATAATTACCTCTCATGGTAACATCTATATTCTTATCTATTGCATCAAGTGTAATTGCATCTTGCGGTACACCGATACGCTTGTCACCCGCAGGTGATAAAGTTAATTTTGGTATTGAATTGAAATGCCAATCTTCTGATTGAACTTCTTTTGACACTTCGTTTAAAGTCGAAAGGGCTGTGGATGCGGAAACGGGTAATGCTACGGCATCACTAATAGTAGACACAGGTGCTTCACCTATGTGTGCTAACATGGAGTTAACTGCTTCGAGTTGAGTTGTAAGAATAGCCATAATATAAATTAAAATAAAAAACCCTCCCAAGGGTTAGCCAAGGGAGGGTCGTTAAGATTAAGCAACTACTTGGAAAGCTGCTTCAGGTCTTAGAACACCGTGTCCAACAGCGTACTTAGCTAAGAAAGCTGTACCCTGTTTAGTCATGATGTACTCAGACTCAGTAGCTAAATCAAGTAATTTAACTGTACCAATCGCAGCTTTGTGTCCACCTAAGATTGGTAATACAGCTGAGAAGTCTTTGTCGTAACCTGAAGTTCCACCGTGTACGTTATTAGCGATACCTGTGTGGTTATCAGAACCTACACCTGAAGTAGCAGACAAGTCAACACCTGCGATGCTGTTAAGGTGATTTGATTTAACAACAGTCAAACCTGCTAATTCAGCGATTTTACCTGTAGCAACAGAACCATTGCCTTCAGCTGTGTCGCGGTTAATAGCAACGTTGTCAGTTGTAACAAGCTCGTAGTAACGGCTTGGGTCTAAGATAACGAAACGGTCTTCAGAAGGAACGTCGTTTTCGTCCATCTTTTGTTGTGCAACACCAATAATCTTGATGATGTCAGCAGCAGCAGTAGATGTAGAGATTGACTCATTAGATAAGTCAACTGTGATACCGCCTTTAGCGCCTGTGAATGCAACGTCAGCAGCAGTATTCGCAGCAGCAACAAGAGTTTTCATTGTTGCAAGGTCGAAACGTTTTGCTAATGCGCGTCCAAGCTCAGTTGAGTATACAGAACGAACGTCATAGTGATTTTTCAACTCATCAATATTAGCGATGAATGTTGAAGCGATAAGCATATCGTCGATACCGATTGTACGCTCACCGTGTTTGATTTGTTGTGCGTAGCCGTTACTTGATTCAAGAACGTCTTCACCAACTGTGAAGTATTTCGCGTCGGCTGTGCCAATGACAGGGAATTGAGCCTCTTTACCTGAAGTAATTGTGCGAACGGTATGAAGGTCTTTCATAACATTAGCTTCTTCAAATGTAGTTAAGATTTCATTACTGAATACTTTGAGAAACAAAGCATCAGTTCCACCTGTAGCATTGATTTGACCTAAACGAGATACTGAGTTTACAGCTCCATTTGCCATAGTTTTATATCTCCTTTAATTGAGGGTTATTATTTATTGTTATGTTTTTGTCCTTTCACACATTTCCATTAATGTTATCCCTCGCAAGGGGCATTAGCTTACTTTGTATTATTGCGACTAAATTGATTAGAAGAATTACTTCTTCTTTTTCTTAGGAAAGCCTTTCTTCATATTAGAATAGGATTTCTTAGAAACGGTTGAATTCTTTTTACTGCGACTTATTCCTAGTCGTTTACGTCTATTTATATTTTCGTATAAGCTCATAATTATCTACACTTCCATCTACGTAACGCTAGTGCCTTACGGGTTGGTCTACCTTTAGAGTCTTTCATTGCTCCTTTTGCACCTTTCATTCTTGCACAAAAAGAGCGCCTACGAGCGGCGCGCTTACCTTTTGGATTACTTTCTGTAACAGGGGCTTTTAGATTACTACCCGTCTTAGAGTTGTAATATTTTCTTCCTGCTGCGGTAAGTCCACCTTTCTTTGACTTATGTTTACTTCGTAGTGAGACTCCTTTTCGTTTCATTATTATTTAATTTGTGATGAACCAAAGTAGAAACCAATGATTGCATATAATGCTTGTATCACAGATGGGTGAAGCAAAAAGCCGTCTTGAGTTTCATAAACGTCTTTAGCGAATATCCACCAACCTTTGGTAACTTCTACAGTTACACCTTGTTCTGAGAAAGCCATAATGAATGGTACAACAACAATCGCAAACAATACGGTTGCTACAATACCTCGACGTACCCACACACCACCACGCCCTGCGGCACGGTCTGCGCTGTCGTCAGCTGCCTTTTGTTTAGACAGCATCATTTTAACTTGAGCTTGTTGAGCTTGAACCATAGAGCCAATCAGCTTGAATATAAATCCGCTGACTCCACCGCCAAGCATTGCTAATAAAGATTGTTCCATAATTAATCTAAGTTTGAGACTGCAAGACGTTGTTGAACTTCTTGTCTGTATCCTGCATCGGTTTGATATTGTTTAGAGCGCATAGCTTGTGTAACCTGTGCGCGAGATGTGAATGGTGCAACTGCTGAACCATTAGTTGAGCCTTGCATTGGAGTAACAGGGTTTCCACCTTTGTATTGTTGATACAATGCTCTTACAGCAAACTTTGCTTGTTCTATTGTACCACTCTCAACTGTTTGGTTGTATGCTTCTAAATCAGCATCATCAAGATTTTGTCCTGCCCATTCTGACATAGCTTCGTATTCGGATTTACCTCCGATTGTATTGAATATGTCATTTGACTGTTTATCTACGATTGCTTCTTGACCTGCAATATAAGAATCTACCATCTCTTTGGAGATACCCATTTCGCCTAATTGGTTGTAAGTATCTTGTGATAACTCACCACTTTCAATATATTCGTCGTTAGCAATAGATACTATATCAGGAGTACCTGTTGATGTTTCTTCTACTGATTCAGAAGTTTCTGCTTCTTCTTCGCTACCACTAGATTGTTTAGTTTCTAGTTCAGCGTAAGCCTTCGCCATATCTTCGGCGGAACTAAATTTTTCAGGTAGCCACTCAGGGCGTTCTGAAGAACTAGGTATTGGCTGTTCTTCCACTACGGGATTTTCAGCCGCTTTAGCGTCGATTGCCGCTGCTTCCTGTTCGAGAGTAATATTCTCTGAAGGAGTTTTATCGTTTATAACGTTTTGTTCGTATTCTGCCATAATTACTGTTCACCTTGCATGGTTTCATCTGCTGATTGATTTATTGTATCAGAAATAGCTTTAATCCCTGCGGGCGCTGCTTTCTGCATTAGTTGCATTTGTTGTGCTTGCTGTGCTTCAGCTTGCATAGCTTGCGCGTCTTTAATAAGACCATCTGTCTTGATACCAAGCGCAGTAGCCCTACGTGCGAAATATTCATTTACATTAACAAACTGTGCTACAGCTTGAGCGCCAACTATTTGCGCCGCTCCTGCTAAGAACAAGTCAAGTTTCTGTAAATCATTTCCTCTTCCTAATGCTTCAACACCTGTAATAATAACAGGATTTACAACATCTTTAGGAAGCTTCGGTAGTTTCTTAGTTTTATTAAGAACTTCCAAAAGTCTATTAACAAGCGGTAGTTGTAATTCATTACTTAATAACGAATACAAACCTCCTAGAGCAGACTCTAGTTCTTGTGATAACATTCTAATCTCTTCTGCTGTAACACGGTCAGCGTTACGAACAACACCTGATGTTAACAAGAATGCTTGTCCTAGTCGCTCTTTGATAACGTTGATGGTTTCTTGAGCAACTCTAAAGTCATTTTGTTTTTGTGTTTGTAGTACAGTAACATCAGCAGCGTTACCTTGTACTATAGCACCGTTAGGAGACTCAGCTAATTGTTTAGGACGTGTAGTACCGTTAGGATTAACTAAGAACAATGTCTTAGCGGCTACTGCTGAACCTTCGACAATAGCTTGTGTAAGTGCTTCTAAAGATTGTAAGTCACCTAAGTATTCTTCTACATAACCACGTCCGTAATCTTCGCCGTCTATTTTAGAAAATCTGAGAGCAATGAACGGAGATTTATCAATATCAAACGTACCTTCAGTTTCAGGAACACGTACTCCATTAATATCTTGAAATAGATGCCATTTATTATCTTCCCTAACACAAGCAGTAAACAGATTACATTTATCACTAGGTGGTTTACCTGAAGCGAGAGATGCTTGCTTAATATTTTCAGGGAGGGCTTCATATGCTACTTCTTCTTTGGTTGCTATTTTAATTACATTACCCATTGGGTCACGTTTAACAACATAGCGGTCGAGATGGAATACACGCATACCACCGTCTTGCGGAATGTATATTAGTGCATTACCTGTAACAACAAGCTGTTTAAGTGCTTCATGAATACCTACTCTGTAGGATTGTTGAGAGATTTCACTCATTACAGTTTCTTCAACTTGTTGTAATGATTTTTCTATCTCACTTATTAATTGGTCGTCTGCTCCTTCTTCTTGAATAGCAAACTTATCAATGTTTAATCTAAAAAATGGGGCGTTAGGTGGGAGTAATGCGAGCAGTAATTTAGATGCAAGGTTGTTCACACCGCGCGCACCTACGCCCGCAAAAGGAGTTTCTAGCCTACTTGAAGCGCCGAAGCCTTCATCAGGCATGATGTAAGGGAGTGTAAGTTTGGAGCAAGTGCGCGCTCTTTCCAAATATGAAACTCTATCGCCTTCACATTTGGTATATATTGATTCTGCTGTATAGTGCATATTATTATTCTAAATTAATGTTTAATTCATCGACTAAAACTGCTTCTTCCTCTTCAGTTAAAGTAGTGTAATCGGTAACGTCTAAACCCCATTCGCCGTCATCAGTAAGTATAGGAGCAGTAGTTGCTCTAGTTGTATTAACTGTAGGGTCTTGCCAATAAGGTAAATTAAGAGCTTGTCCTTCAACATCAGCTCTATCCGAAGCTTCTTGTTCTGTTTGAAATATTAAATATTTATACATATTAGTAATGAGCTGACAATCTTGTGTGAACTTCTGTTCGTTCTTCTGTTGTTAAAATCTTATTAAATAATGCAGCGCATTTAAAACGATACCTATTATCGCCTAGTTCTATTCTACCTATCTCAATGTCGTTATCTACAGTATTAGTATTTACGTCAATTTCTTGTGTACCATCAACAAACATATTAATATCAGTTGATGTTACTCCTGCAATAGGTAGCCTTTGTATTTCAGCTATGTATGTTTTAAGGGTAGTGGGGAATGTATCGTGGTAATTCTGTTCATAGGTGAAATCATCGTCTCTTATACTTACCCCAATGTCATCTGTAAGCGATGCGTTTTTTATTGCTATTGCTTTATGTTTAGCTTGGATTGCTGTAGCAGGACTTGTAGTGTCTCTTAATGTGAACATTGTTCTACCTGAAGCAGGTAACTCGTACATTGAACTTCCTTTCTTTCTAGCACCTAAAACGAAAGTTGTATGGCTATCTATAGTATTATCTTGAAACGCACTTTCAATTTTAGATTTAGCGCCATCAGCTATAGAAAACAAGCTTGTGTATTGATAATATCCTGCTTGGTCGGGTCTTATCTCGTTTGTATTAGGGTCGTAAAAATGATACAAACTTGAAACAACGTGAGTTAAATCTAAATCGGAATCGCCTTTTTGATTATATATTTTCGATATTCTTGCATAACTTGCGCTACTTCCTGCCCATGAGCTAAATGTACCGTCCGTTAATTCTGTTGCGGTGAAATCCCTTTCAGAAGGAGTTGCATTGTAAACAAACATTCTAACCACAGCATTACCTGTGCCTAGCATATCAACGCTCCCATAGACTGCAAAAGCGTCGTCAAATATATTTTTAACGACTTCAACTTGCCCAACCTTTTGCGGTTGCACAAGCGCTGTTACTTGGGAGCTAACTTGGGTCATCTTACTTTTCTAATGATTGAACATTAAGGGATAAGTTTCCATCAATGTTTGCAACAACAACTCTAAGTGTAGTTGGTGATGTTACAAACTTAAAACCACCACTTTCAGCTAAAGAGCCATCTTTTAGGTCAACAAAAGCTGAACCTATTTTTTGTTGTAGTTTGATTGTGGTACTCGCACCGAATGTTCCTGAAACTAAGAATACACCCTCACCTCCGTTCCACTCGAAATCTGTATTTCCGTTGGAGGAGATTGTAGCGATTTTACCGAAACCGTTCATTATGAATAGTTTGCGCCTGTTCCACCGCTAACACCTGTGCCGACGGTAGGACGTTTAATAGTTAATGAACCTACACCCATCTTTTTAGATGCAGCTTTAGTTAGTTTACCGCCTGCTTTATCTAGCTTCTTAACCTTTTTGGTTGGAGGAGGAGGAGGAGCAGGAGGTTTTGGCGGTTCAGGTATATCGGGAGTTGATAAACACATAATTTATTCCGTTGTTAATATATTTTCAGTTTGTTCTTCGCGTTTAGCGCGCAGAAAGTTTACTACAGAGCGTTGACCATAGTCATAATCAAGTTGTCTTATGTTTTGATTAGGAGCATAATCCTTTTTTGGAAAGACTTCTTCTAGCTTATCTAGTAAGTCTTGAGGAACATTTGGGAATGGGTCACTCATATAATTTTCATATAAGCCTATTTTCTAGGGAAAGTTATGTCGTCTAAGTCCTTGGGAAGCTTGCCTTTATCAATCCATTCTTTCGTTTGAATAAGGCACATTGCATTCCATATGATAGCTCCGCCGTGGTCTTCGGCTGTATCACCTTCCATGAATTGCCATAGATGACGATATAAGCTGTCAATATAACGAGACATAGGTATACCCTTCTGCCAATTATCTCTTCCATATTTCGTTGCTCCGTCTTCAAAGCGCTTAGATACTGCACGTAGAGCGGATATAGGTATGAGACTAGGCATACCTTTACCGAACATTGCATCACGTACTGCGCCTGTATCAAACTCAGAGCGTTTGCCTGAGTCAGGTAGTGTTGGTTCTATTTTGTTGGTGTCCATAATTTTATTTCTTTCGTGTTAAAATCGTAATCGTCTTTTTGTAAGATGTAGGCAAGACGCGCATTCATTAAGGCTTCATCTTCCGATTGACCTTTCTTAGTATAAGCGTCAACTACAGTTTGCCAAACGTAGCCATTCTTGTCGAGTAATTTACGCGCTGTAATAGCGCCTATTCCTGAACAGCCTGCATAGCCGTCTACAGTATCGCCTGCTAGTGCTTGTACAAGATGAAACTGTGAAGCTTCTTCTTTATTATTTTTAATAACTTCATCTTTTAAATGATTATACCAACGTATTGGTAATGTATTAAAATCTTTGTCACCGCTAACAGCAATATACTTTCGTGGATGTTTGGTACAAAGAATACCAATCAAGTCATCCGCTTCCATATTCTCAGCAACTGTTGTTTCGTAGTTCTTAGCAACATACTCACGAATGAACTTTAAACCCATAGGCTTACGTTTATCTTTACGGTTAGCTTTATAAAGAGGAAACAAATCATTTCTGAATGTTAGTTTAGGAGAGAATATAATATGTACATTATCGACTTTAGTTTTGTTAATAATGTTTTTAATAAACGAACTAACTTCT